AATTTTCGCGGGAAGCCTTTTGATCTTCACGGATGGCAGGCATTTACTTTGTGGTGCGTATATGGATGGAAGGTAAAAAGTAATGACTGGCGCCGATATTTCAAAGTATATATCAAAATAGCGCGTAAAAACGGGAAAACCGAGTTTTTATCGGGAATTGGCATCTACGGGCATCGCTTCGACAAATACGAACGCGACGCGCAGGTATATTGGTTTGCAACAGCCAAAAAACAAGCGACTATCGGATTTAGGAAGCAGCAAGCAATGACGCGCCTTTTGTGTGCTAAGTCGCCAACCTATTCGAGTAAAGTTCGCGTCTATACTCATTCAATCTCCGACCGCGACGCCAATGGATTTACGTCGTATTTGGGCCGCGACTCAAAATCGGAGGATGGAACAAATCCTTTTTACGGCATTTGTGACGAGTACCACGCCCACCCAAATAACGACATGATGGATGTAATTGAATCCGGAATGGGCGCTCGCAAAAGTCCTTTGATTTGGGTAATTACAACAGCCGGCAAAAATCCGGATGGAGTTTGTGCTACCTTTGAAAAAACCTGTAAACAAATTCTTGACGGCGTAATACCTAATCCAGGTATTTTCCCTTTGATATTTGACATTGACCAAGATGACGACTGGCAGGATGAACGCATTTGGAAAAAGGCAAATCCTTCGCTTGGCGTTTCCATCTCTTACGACTACCTACGCCGGGAGCTATCAAAGGCGCTCACAGAAGGAACCACCGCAAAAAACAATTTCCTAACCAAAAATCTAAACGTTTGGGTAACGTCTTTAGACAATTGGATTGATGATGCCGACTGGATGCAAGGCGCCGAGATTGTAACGGAGGCCGAGATGATTGGCCGCTCTTGCGTCGGTGGCCTTGACTTGGCATCCACCTCAGATACTTGTTCGCTTATTTGGTTATTTCCACCGGAGAACGAAGGCGAAAAAATAAAGATATTATTTCGATGTTGGGTTCCCGAAGATGAAGCGATAAAGGTTACTAAATTACGCGGCTTCCCTTACCTTAAATGGATCGAAAATGGCGAACTAACCGCAACTCCTGGCAACGTCACCGACTACGACTACATTTTAAAACAAATTGACGACGACGCGCAAAAGTTTAAAATCCACTCCATTGCGTATGACCGTTACGGGGCCGGCCAAGTTTCCAAGCGCCTAACCGATTCCGGGATAACTGTTTCTCCTTTTGGTCAGGGCTTTTTGTCGATGTCGGCTCCCACAAAGGAATTGGAGCGGCTAATTAAAGGTGGGCAAATACAGCACGGAGGGAACCAGGTACTACGGTGGATGGCATCTAACGCAGTAGTTCAACGCGATCCATCCGACAATATTAAGGTTGTCAAAGATAAGGCATTTGGTAAAGTAGATGGAATTGTTGCTCTTGTTATGGCTCTTGGTCAGTGGGTGACTTTCAAGGACGAAATAAACACGAATTACAACGTATTTACGATATTATGATAAACGCAAACAAAGTTGAGCTTTTAGGCCATTACGGATCTGACGAAACAATCGCGTTAAGCGCTTGGACTTCAACGAGCCGCGAATTATCGAACGAAAAGCGCGAACGAATACCGGCGCTAATCAATCAACTTTGGAACGCCGATCCGGTTCCGCACGGGACGCCATTTGAAAAAGGAATGGTGCATTTTTTGGTTACGGCCGACATTGCAACGCATATCCATTTTTTAAAGCATCGAATTAGCAGCATAAACGCAGAAAGTGCGCGTTACAAGGAATTGAAGGAAGATAAAGTTTTTGTGCCGGTAGATTTTAAGCACGCTCAATTAAATTATGATGAAATAACAGATCCGGAGGTTCACGAGTTTTTTGTACAGCAGCTACACGAACCGTATAACTGGGGCAGCGCTTTATCATTATTTAGCAACCTATCAAACGCGCTATACCATGAAGCGGTCAAACAGCTAACACCGCAACTTGGCAGAAAGCGCGCAAAAGAGTCGGCAAGGTATTTTAAATTGTATAACTCGCAGATAACCTTTGACGTAATGTTTAATCTTCGATCGTTCCATAATTTCTACACTCAAAGAGCCGACAAGCACGCCCAGGTAGAAGTCCGTGAAATTGCCCTACAAATGGTGGAATTGATTAAAAGCATTGAAGGCCAACCGTTTAAAAACACCTTAAAAGCGTGGGGCGTTTAGTCGAAGCCCGTGAATTTAAGAAACAATACGATGACGCCTGTATAAATGAACCATATAAGGCGCGGTATTTGATTTATAATGAATTAGAACAGGCATTTTTTGCGAAAAAAGGGCGTAAAAAATACAAGAATTACGGGGTTTTCCGGAAATGCCTATCTATTATGCGAAAAAACGAACGAAAAAAGGTCAAACGGCTATAATGTTACCCAAAAAAAGCGGTAAAACGTGCAATATGCTATCATATTTGCACAAATGGCACTATTTGACCAATTCAAAGCCTTAATCGGCTCAAAACCGGAGCAGCGCTCGACGTTGTCAAATCCTTCCAGCTGGTTTATCGAATGGCTAAACGGCGGGCCGTCGGTTGCCGGTCAAAAGGTCAATCCGGAAACAGCGCTAAAAGTATCTACCGTTTACGCGTGCGTGAGCTTGCTTTCTCGCACTATTGCGAGCCTCCAATTAGGATTTTACAGGAAGTTAGATGACGGCTCCGAAGAGATTACAGGCACTCCGGAACAATACGCGGTTTGTATTGAGCCAAACGACCGGATGACCTCCTACACTTGGCGGAGTACATTTATGCTTCATTTAATGATGAGAGGCAACGCGTATGCCAAATTGAAATTTGACCGCACCGGCCGCGTTTCCGGATTTCAAATACTCCATCCGGATTTTGTTGAACCGTACCTTTATAAAGGAAAAATATTTTACAAAAACACAAACGAGGGAGTAAGCGAAACGCTTGACTCCGGAGAGGTTCTCCACATTCGGAATTTTTCCGATGACGGCATCGAGGGCAAAAGCCCGCTAACCTATGCGCGTGAATCCGTTGGAATGGCATTGGCTGCAAACGACTATGCCGCGGCAATGTATGAGAACGGCGGCGGCCTTCGTGGAATTGTAGAAACTCCTATACCGTTGGATCAAAAGCAGGCCGACTTTATGAGGGAAAATTTCCTTCGTGTCATGCGTAACTACAAAGAAACGGGATCAATCGGCGTATTGGATCGCGGCGCTAAATTCCAACAAATTGCACTCAGCCCAAAGGATGCACAATTCATCGAGTCTTCAAATATGACCGTTCGAGAAATTGCCCGCTTTTTTGGAGTGCCGCTCCACTTAATTGGCGACCTTGAACGCGCCACTTTTGGCAATATCGAACACCAATCAATTGAGTTCGTTACACATACAATTCGACCAATCGTTAAAAACTTTGAGGACGAATTGAACCGCCGCGTTATACGCAAATCCGACCGAGCTAACTATTTTTTCCGCTTCAACCTTGACTCTTTATTACGCGGTGACACCCAAGCCCGCGCACAATATTACTCCCAAATGCTAAACGCTGGCGTTATGAGCTTGGACGAAGTTCGCCGCCTTGAAAATATGAATCCAATCGCCGACGGGCTTGGCAAAAAGCATTATATTCAAGTCAATATGACTACTCTTGAAAATTTACAAGCTCCTAACAATGACTCACAACAGTAGAACAATATCAGAGGCGGAGGTACGCCTTGCAAACATTGGAGCGCTCGAACAACGGGCAGAGAATGACAGCTCAATGAGAATTGGCGGCACGGCTGCAATATTTGATACTTATACTTCTATGGGCTGGTACTTAGAAAAAGTAAACCGTAGCTTTTTTGATGGAATGGACACTTCCAAAACCGCAGCTCTAAAAAACCACGATTCAAATTTAGTACTTGGCAGAACCGCAAATAATACACTCCGATTAACAGTCGATGACAAAGGCCTGCAATACGAAGTTGATTTACCGGACACCCAAATAGGCCGCGACACTTACGAGGAGGTTAAACGCGGCGATATATTCCAAAGTTCATTCCAATTCACGGTAAAGGACGAAAATTGGAGCGAATTAGATCCAGACGAACTACGCGGCAAAATTCCGGATGAATGGATTGACCGTGCAATTTACGGTGGCAAAGTTCAAGTTAGGGAGCTGCTAAAAGGCGGCACGCTTTACGACGTTGCGCCGGTTACGTTCCCGGCCTACCAAGATACAACAGTGGCCAAGCGTTCATTTGAGGGCGCAAAAAAAGTAGAAGCTCCAAAAAACCAAAACATAAACATCCGGTTGGCAATTGCAAAGGCAAACGCGGCCGCTTTTTTAAATTCAATTACTTTTAAAAGATGACCTTAGAACAAATCCAAGATCTAAAAAAGCGGCATGACAACGCAGTAGCCGCAATGAGGGACGCCGCCACCGCTTTAAGTGTGGAAGGGCTTACCGATGTCCGCAAATCCGAATTGGAGGCAACTTTCGCCAAAGCTGAAAAGGAGCAGGAAGAAGCTTACCAATCCTTTCAACGCAGCCAAAAAGCGTTTGAAGCTGAAAAACGAGCAGCGGACTTATTTTATGAGAACGAGGAGAGAGGAGGCCGCGCAAATGATAAGCGCAATCCTGAAGAGGTAAACGCCGACTTTAACGCCGTTTTCCGCAAATACATGATTCAAGGTGAGGCACGTATGACAGATGCCGAGCGTTCTATTTTGGAAAAACGTGGAACTAATACTCTAATTGCCGGCACTAATTCTTTGGGCGGCTTTACTGTTCCCGTTAGCCTTGCAAATCAGATCATTGAATCGATGAAGGCGTACGGCGGCGTTTTGGAGGTTGCAAATTTGCTTTTGACGGATTCCGGAAATACCTTGAACTTCCCTACTAACAACGACACCAGCGCGAAAGCGGTTCTCGTTGCCGAAGGTAGCGCCGCGACTGTTCAAGACACAACCTTCGCACAGGTTGCCGTTGGTGCGTACACTTACCGCGATCTTATTAAGCTCTCCAAAGAGTTGATCCAAGATAGCGCATTTGACATTGAAGCGTATGTGGCTA